TCTTTTTTAAATTTTTTTTCCGCAGGCTGTTCATTTAGAACTTCTGTCACTTCATCAATAGTAACATATTTCTCTTCTATTAATATTTTTCCTAATGGAACTGACCTATTATAATTAATAGCTTCTTCAGACTGCTTTCTTAACGCAGATTGAAGTTGTTTTTTATTTATATACCCTTTTAATAAGAGTAAATCTCCTATCTTCATTTTCCTCCATCTATTACTTCTCCCCATAAAGAGGTTCTTCCATTTATAATTTCAACAACTTCTACCTTAAAGTCTTTATTTCCAAAAATATCTACTATAGCAAAGGCGTGATTCCAATTATGAAGATTACCCCTTAACCATTTATTTTTATCAGAACTCATATCTTTTAAGCATCCCATGCTCCAGGCACTTTGAGTTCCCCCTAAACCTGTATCAGTAAACCTTTGTAGGTCATGTGTATGTCCATACATTATATTTTCCTTATAAGAAGCTAAATGTTTTTTAGCATGATGAATTGGAACATAATCACCATGTGTAAAATTCAGTTTACCTATCTTAAGTTTCTTTGTTGATACATAAGGCCAATATTCATAACCTCTATATTTAAGATTTAATGCATTTTCTGTTTCAAACTCTGGTAAATATGGATGTTTTACTACAAAGTTATCTAACCATAACTCATGATTTCCTTGTATAAAATATCTTTTTTCACAGTTTACTTTATCTAAAGATTTATCTATGACATCCATTTCCTTATTAACTTTTAAAACTTCTTTTTTTAACATAGGTATCAATACTTCTAATGGTGGTTTTTCTCTATCTCTCCAATAATGATTACTGAACAATTCCCATTCTCCTGTATCCCCTAAATCAATATATGAATCAGGTTTAACAAGTTCTATAGCTTTACATACAACTCTTATCGCTTTTTTATCATGTAATGGAAAATGTTTATCTGGAGTAACAATAATCCTATTGACAATCGTATTATTTTTTGTCGCCATATATACCTCTATTTATTTCAAAAAACTATATTCTTTCGCTTGTTCTTGTTGAGCCTTTAAACTCTCTATCTTTTCTGTATAATCTCTCATATATCCTCATTTTATAATTTTGGTACAGCTAAATGTCTTACTGCAGACCTTCTTCCTCTAAATTTTTTAACTTTTTGTTCATACATTTCTCTATAGTAATTAGCATATTCTAAATCTTCATCATCTTCATATAATCTTGCTTTTACATAACATACAACTGCATTATGCAATGCACTATCTAATCCTAAATCACTTTGAAGATTATTTGTTGTTGCTGTTGCTTCTTCATATTTTGCATGATATGTTACCCTTATACCACTAAGAACATTTGTAGCTGACCATGTTCCTGTTTGAGATGATGTATAATTTTCTTCATAATAAAAGGTATCTTTATCAACTTTCGTCACAGTTACAGTTCCATTATAATCTGTTGTTCCAGCTACAGTTATACTATCTCCAGTTATTAATCCATGGTCTGCTGAAGTTACTAAAATATCATTATCATGACTTCCTGCTACATAATTAGCAACAGCAGTTATTGAACCGCTACTTCCATCACCTTGAAATGTATCATATTTTTCAATTGTTCTTTCACCTGATGTAGCTGTAGTAATATTGCTAATCTATTATCATCATTATACCATGTAAAGTAAGTATTTGGATATGTTCTTTTATTTGTTGCCATAATTAATTCCTATCTTAATGTATCATCATCACCACTTGAATTAGTCCAAGTTGCTGAATTTGAATCAGAATCTCCTCGTAATATTTTATGAGGGTCAGTTAATTTAGGTATCATCACATATCTATTATTTGTATCAAGTACCTCAACTCTTATAATATCAATCATATCATCAGACAATGTATACCATCTTTGTTTCTTTTTTAAGTCAGTTGTTACTTCTTTTGTATAATGCTGTTTCTTTTCTGAAATATCAAGAAGAGCATCATTAATTAACCTAAGCATATATGTATCTGACTTAGCTCCAACTGATTCACCTATTCCATCAATAATATTTTGTACTGTCATACTTTTAGCCATTATTTACTATTCCTTTCAGCTATATCTTTATCAATTGTTGTTGTACTAAACTCAACCTTTGTCTGTCCACTCCATGTTGTTCTCATATTTATATGCTTACCTGGATTATAACTAGGAGCAAATGATTTACCACATTTATTAGAGCAATTAAGATTTGCATCAGTTTCAACACATTTTTCACAATTTTTACAATAGTAATATCTCATTTATTTTTTATCTTCATCTAAAATACTACTACCAAATCGTGTTGAAAATGGAGGTGCTGGTTTTTTACCCTTTATTCTTTCTGATTTTTTAATATTAGCTCTTTGTCTTAAACTTGATGCGATATTGCCCTTTGGAATTTTTTTACCTTTTGGGCTAGTATTAACTTTACCACCTTTCTTTTTCTTACGTAAATGCTTACGATACCATTCATTCTTGCCAGTCACCTTTGTCATTATAGTAGACCTTCTATTTTTTCTATTTGTTTTTCTAGCAGAACGTATTCTTTTTCTAGCAGTTTTTTTAGCTTCTTTAATAGTCTTTCTAGGAGATTTTTCTGTTTCTTTTGCTTCTTTAATTGCTTCCTTTTTATCTGCCTTAGCTTCTTCTATTATCTCATCTCTAAAAGCTCTACTACCAGCCATTTTTGACCTTAAACTATTTCTAGCATCTTGTCTTTTAGCTCTCTCAATACCTTTTTTAAGTCTTTTATACTTTCTATCACTAACTACTTGTCCGCCTTCTTTATATTCTTGTCCAATTTGACTATATCCAGTTTTACCACCGCCTGCATATTCTGTTACATTTCTTGCAGCTCCATCAGATATTGGAATACCTGTTTCTGATGATTCTTGTGCTGCTTCTTTATATCCCTCATTTGTATAAGGAAATTCTTTGTCTCCTACTTTTGGCATTATTTTCTCCTTTTTTTTGCATCAATGCTCGGTGGTAATTTACCATGAACATTAATATATTCCAAAAATGGTTCAGTATCTCCATTTACAGAATCTTTTTTAATTACATATTCTCCGCCTTCAACTTCAATAGGTATTCCACCTTTTTGATGTGAAGGGCCTTTCATTTTTCCTAATTTCTTTCTACTCATATCTAACCTGGTACATCCGTTGTATCAAAATCACCACTGGCTAATCCTGATGTTGTTCCATGACGACCATTTCCACTTGAATCTATTACATTATTTGAACCTGTATCATCATCGGCATTCAATTTCCAATATCCTTTTATAGTATCTCTTTCACAAGAAAGTCCATGTCTTGGTCTTCCATTATTATATAATCCAGCAGCTTGTGCAGGAGAAAGAACAGTTCCCTTCCAAAAAATAACTTCACATTGCTTAGCATTTATATAATTTACATTAGAACCTCCTATATGAACAGTGGAAGTAAATGCAGTTGGTTCAACCATATCAGTTTTTGCACCCGCTGATACCTCAGAACCATTAACATATAAACGAGCAGTTGTCGCACTATGGTCAAATGTTCCTACAACATGATACCATGTATCATGAGTTAGATTATCACTATTTAAAGATGTTGAAGTTGCCGATGCACTATTTGTATAAAATTGAAATACTTCATCATCACCTGCAGCATCATTATAAAATAGATAGAAACCTCTACCTAGTCTATTAGCCCCAGTTCCATATGTGCCTGCTTGTATGATAGCATATCCATCTTCATCATCTGTACTTGTAGCATCTACTGTTACTTTAACCCAGCCAGAAAAAGAAAAGTCTGAATCATCTACTTGTAAATCAGCATGATTACTTACTTGAACTCTATCACTATCTCCTGCAGCAAATGTACAAGATGTTCTTGTTCTGTATTGTGGATAACCTTCGGCTGTCTTTGATAGATTACTGCATATTCCTAATCCCATACTAACCTCTGTATGCTAAAACTTTACCACTATCTAATTCAATAGATGTAAATCTTCCATATATAGTTAGTCCTGCTGGAATTGTAAAATCAGCTACATCTTCTATAAAAGACATATCACATTCAGATACATCTACTACAGCATCTTCTAATGCTTGTATTGCGACAAATGGGCCTGTATGTGCATTAGTATCATCTATAAGTATTAATCCTGCTTGTCCTAAAGATGCATTTTGTGCTTCTGCTACTGTATATCTCATTAAAGTTTTTGCCATATTCTCCTCCTACCCTAAGCACTGGCTGTGCGTGAATGGGTTGTTAAGTTAAAATTAAATTTTAGTAGATTCGGGAGTTGCCCTTTATACGACAACCCCCATAGTTCTACAAGACTATTAAACCTTATTGATTCGGTTTATTGGTCAGCAAAAGTAATTGCAGTATTAGTTGCCGAAATAACATTTCCATTAACATACCATAGTAATCCATCACATACGAACTTTACGAAAGTTCCACATTCAGGAGTTAAAACACCCATTTTAGAATTACTACTATTATTGGAATCAACTACAGCACTAAGTTCACCATCTGTATCAGCATGATGAGCACCACCAACAAAATAATTAGTGTCAGAACCTGTAGTAAATAACCAATCCTGAGCATCAGCAGCAGTACCACTATACCAAAATTCGTATGTAAGTCCTACTTCTTCTGCTGGAAGAGTTATTGTGCAATCACCTGTCAAATCAGGCATACTATGAATTTTACCTGAATCTTCAGCTAATATTGTATAAGTTGTTGCATCTGGAACTTTAACAAGACCTTCTGCATTACCACCATAACTATTGCTATTTTCATTTATAATATCACTTCTCATTAGATTGCCTCCAAGTTAATAACTGCATGAGTTTCAGGAAGAGATACTTCAAGACCAGCCTCGGTCAATATCATATCTTTTCTTAAATCTTCATCAGCTTGTTGAACATTTGTTGTTATTGATGTGTCACGATTAACACCATTTCCAACAAGAGGTCTATATGAAACATGGTCAAGGTCAACAAAGCACATAAGCCCTGAAGAATTATTTCTGAATAAAGGCTCTTTAACTAAACTACAAGAACCATGAACAGTATCAATTTTCATAATCTTATGTCCAAATGCACCTTCACTTTTTTCAAACTGATAAGCACTTTGATTAACAACACTCACGTCAGCAAAACCACCATTTAATTTATTAAAATGAGATATTACTGGAAGAGAAGCTAAACATAGTTTATTATCAGAACCACCTCTTGCGGGGTCATACATAACTTCAAATGCACCTAATAAATTATCATAGGTCATTTCACTTGTTGCCCATCCACCTAAATATGGAGTATCTTCAGCATATGCAGCTAAAGCTCCAGCGCCTGTATTTGTTCCATTTTTAAGTATATTACCAACAATACCATCAGTATATTGAATACCGCTTTGTGAACCCTGCATACCAAAAAGCATTGCTCTTTCAATGTCAACTTTATGTTCTCTTAATTTAAGATTCCATAATCTTGCCCATTCATCAGCGTATCCACGATATACTGTTGCTCTAGCTGTATTGGACATTTCACAAGCTGTTTTGA